TTAAAAGCATTTGCCATATTTTATCCTTTAAATTTGTTAAATCACCCAAGCGCAATAGCCATGCTGATTGCCGTACCATTTACTTCTGCCTCAGTCTGACCTTCTGTTACAGTTGCCCATGAAGTTCCATTATAAACTTTAAAAAGATTGTTGGTTGTGTCACTCCACATATGTCCTTCACTTGGAGAACCGGGGGCAGATGCAGCAATTTTATACTCAACCGCATACCTATTAACATCTGCTATACTTCCTGAAACAGTATTAATATGCCCTTGATCTGTTGTAGTTGGAGTTGTTCTTCTCCAAGTAGTATTACCTAAATCATAGACCATTAACACATTGTTAGTTGTATTAAAATACAATGCTCCGTCAAGTAAAGTTGCTCCATCATTGTCCTGAGTAGGATCAGAAGATTTTGACCCTAAATACCTGTCATCAAATTGATCGTAACTAGCTGCTGCATTAGTCTCTGAAGTAGCTGCTGCGGTAGCTGATGATGCTGCTGATGTAGCAGAACTGGCTGCTGCCGTGGCTGAACTTGCGGATGCTGTAGCTGATGAGGCTGAAGCAGTAGCGGAAGCCGATGCCTTTGCTGCATGGTGCAAAGATGAATAACTAGAACCTGTTACTGCGGAATCCTCTGCCTGTACTGCCCAATCTTTTGCTGATCCTACTGCTACTGTAGTCCCAATTGCATACTCTTTAGCAGAATATTCACTAGAATCAGCGGATGTTTCTGCATCTACAACTGTAGCATTTTGTAAACTCGCCCAGCGTGAAGCAGTTGTCTTATGATTGTTCGCTGTGTCCTTGTATCCTAAAGTAGCTGCGGAAGCTGCTTGAGATACAACTGCATCACCCCAGATAATTACATTGTTAGTCCCTGAAGCCGGGGCAGTTGTGAACGTGATGTTATTTGCTCCCCCGGAATTGGAAATCGTGTAGAGATTCGTTGCAACTAAAACTCCAGAAATAAAAACCTGAATGTCTGTTACATCAGAATATTTGTATCCAGTTGCAAAAACTTTGTTACTGCCATCTCCTGAAGCTGTATTAACCGATGCTCCTGTAGTCGAAATGGCTGCGTTTGCTATTAATGTCCAATTGGCTGAATCGGCAGAAAAACTCGCTTCTGATGTGAAAGAGGATGTTGCTGTAAGGTAAGTTGAATCATTGTTGTTAACTATATCACCAGCTACATACGCTGTGGAGGCTGCCCAATCTCCCTTAACATTAAATCCATTTCCTGATGCTCCAATTAAGGCTAAAGCATCTTGGTCAAATGAATCTTTATGGACTGATTCGTTCTTTAACTTGCCGTCATCTCTCTGTAAAAGAGAAATGTTCGTGTTTAAATCATCTGTATTCTGTTTTAATTCTGTGAATTCTGTGTCGAACTTTGACCCGATATGAGGGTCTGAGGGATTGGTGGTTGTCCAATCATTAAACGTGTTAGTTTGATTGTATTGCCGGGGTTGTGCCATAGAAATCCTTCGTAGTTAACAGTTTAAAATTAATTTTAATACAAATCGACTTCTGTTAATAGACCTTTTTGTATTTGGGTAAGTTTGTTTTACGGCAAATTTTTATGAGGGCCTAATGTATATGCGGGCAGAGTCGGCGGGTGATGGCAGGGGGTGGGGTCCATCCTAATAATATCAATGACTTACAATTTTATATGTACGATAAAGAAACAACTGGTACATATAAATTTATCAAAATTTACTTAATTAATTCAATACTTTACCATCAATAATTGGCTCATTTTTAGTAGGGATTTTATCAATTTGTTTAGCCATTGCGGATTTTGTTGACTCTAAAGTGTTGATTAATCCGGCGAGTTGATCCGGTGACATTTCATGCAGGGCCTTGCTGTCATTATCTTTTGTGCTATGCTTGCCGATCATATTGCAAACCTCGTAAACCGTTCGTACTGCTGCGATTCGGCTGCTGCTGCTTGCTTCTTTATCCTCCAAAATGGACCGCAAGGTAGTTGTCGCAACGCTGCATAAATCCGTGTGAAATAATTTTTGCCGCTCTTGCTGGATTTTCGCAACAATTCCGGGTGATTTCATCAAAGTATATCCAGACTGCGCCGGGTGTGCATATCCCGCAATTTTAGCGGCCTGAGTCTGGTTTTTCCCATTGACTATCGCTTCAACGAATGCTGCGGCCTGATCTGATAATTTTTTGCTTGCTGGTAGCATTATAAAGTGTTGATAAAATGTTGATAAAGTGTATTTTTACAATCCGTATAAATCCATAATATAACATAACTTTTTCTGTTTCAAGAGATAAATTGTATAAAATGTACGGGGGGTACTGTTTTTTTCCGGGGAAATGGGGGGGTACTGTAATTTATACAATTTATAAAAATATATATAATATTATATTATAATACACTGTAATCCTTACCTTTTTCTCCTCTGATAAATTGTATTTTTATACCTACAATTTAAAGTATTTTAATACAATTTAACTACCTAATTGATAAGATTGTCAACAAAAAGTAAAATAAAGTTTGACAATTGATAAAATATCCCTTACTATTGTAGCACATTCAGCAAATCAGCTTGAATGTCCGGGCCGCAACCCGGTTTTGAAAAACTCAAATAAAAGGGACAAAATGGCAATACTAGCAAGAGGGACCAATCCAAAAACAATTAAGTCCGACAACCTCGGCCAATACTTAACAGGCATCCTGTATTTGTCCCCGGGTAAACTATCAGGAAAAAACTTCTGTCCATACGCAACCCTTGGATGTTTGAAAGCGTGTTTAAATTTAGCAGGACGGGGCCGCATGAGTAATGTACAAAAGGGTAGACTGCGTAAGTCCTTACTCTTTTTAAATGACCGCAGCGCATTCTTTAAAGAATTAATCAAAGACATTGAAAAACTGATTCGTGATTGTGAAAAACAAGGCAAACTCCCCGCAGTACGTTTAAACGGGACCAGTGATCTGCGCTGGGAAAAAATAAAGTTTGAGGGACAGACTATCCTTGAAAGATTCCCGCAAGTCCAGTTTTACGATTACACAAAAAACCCTAACAGGTTTAAAGACTTACCCGCCAATTATCATTTGACTTTTTCCTACAATGAAGATTGCACCCCGGCAGATGCTCGCAAAGTATTAAACAACATGGGGAATGTTGCTGTGGTTTTTCGCAATGCGATACCCAAAACATTTTTGCAATGTTCACCATCAACAAAATATAAAGTAATTGACGGTGACAAACACGATTTGCGCTTCCTTGACGGGGCCGGCGTGATTGTAGGATTGACCGCAAAAGGCCCAGCAAAAAAAGATACAAGCGGATTTGTTGTTGACTGATTTAACACACTAACCCGGCCCGCTTCAATGCGGGCCACAGACAAAACGGTACGCATGAAAGTAGAATCAATGAACCAAGGCAAAAAATACATCCTGTCAAAGCGAAAAGGCAAAGGTGCAGGATGGTTGCTGCTAAGAGTAGCAACAGGCAAGACGGTTAAGATAACGCAGAACATGGTTAACAAGACATTAGAAAGATTGCAGGACGGGGAGCATATCCCATTCCGCAAGATCAGCTACACAGTAGCAATTGAAACGGGCGTAGTTGAAGTTTTGAAAAAGGAAGACTTTATTAATGTAGATAAAGTTAACAAAGTTTACACTCTAAAGGATTAGGACGGTACGCATGCAGATTGTAATACAAGAGAAAATAGAATACGGGACCGCAAGATATTATCCCACTAATGAACTAGGTAAGAAGTTCGCAAGTTTGTTAGGGAAAAAGACCTTAACGCTTGAAGTCTTAAACTTCATCATTAAAGACTTAGGCATCGAAGTAAATTTTAAATCCACAGATGTTTTGGATCAACTCTTTAACTAGACAGGACGGTACATATGGAATATTTAATTTTTATAATAGCAGCAGCGGCAATGTCAATCATAGCAACCTTGTTGCTGCATTATGGTTGCTACAAATTGGACCAAGTCCTGCTCCGGCGGGAAATTGAAAGCCTCCGGGCGGAATTTGATTTTAACAATTTAAACGAGGGATAACATGAACAAAAAAATGCAAGCGGCATTCAATCAACTTAAAAAAATAAATGCGCCTGTCTCTAAGAACCACGACAACGCAGAAAGTTTTTTGATCAGCGCAGAGAGTAACGAGAGCGGATATTGGGCGGATTATTATGCGGAATTTGCAGAACCGCCCGCACAGTTTAATGACCCATATATTAGCCCTATAATTCTAGATATTTTAAAAAAATACAAACTAGATTACGAATGGGAATCTCCCGGCGGTCTGTCCGTCTGGAATGACTAATCAATTCTTTCTGTCCCCTGAGTGTCGCAGGGGCCGGGCGGATGTTGATTGGCAGCATCAATAAGTAAACCTAAACGGA